AAATTCATTGTAGATATCCAAAAGACTGAAATGGTCCCCCAGAGAATTGACCCATCTCTTCTTAACGCGCTCATATTCATCTTTCTCTTTCCGTTTCAGTTGTTCATCTTTCGTTTTAGATCGGAATAACTCAAAAATCTCATCCAACTTATATTCAGATACCTCAAATAGTCCAGCAAGATTAATAATATCATCACGACAGTGATAGTTGTATCCGGAGATAATCATCCGTCCAATTTCTGGAATGACATCGAAAACAGCACACGCACGACCCAGATCCGTAATATATCCCTTCTCATCTCGCATTTCAACTATCTTCAAATCGACTAATCTCTGGATGGTTGTCTTGACGATATCAATCGGTGGAACTTCAATAAGCTTGTGTAAATATTCAACAAATTCGCACGGTTTAACATCTGATGGTTCCAGAGGGACGACCTTTGGAGAAATAATCAACCGCTTTTTTTTATTAGTTTCACCTCCTCCAACTGTTTTTGGTCTCAATTCGAGCCTTTTGTGTTTATTTGAGTTCTTCGAAATAATGAGTTCCGGTTTCTTTAAATCATTTAGTTTTACTTTATTCCCTTTATTCGATTTATTCCCTTTATAAACAATCGGAAACTGGATATGAGATACAAAATTCTGGTTCGCAAGGAATGTCATTAAATATTTGGAAAGGTCCGTATTCATAATTGGGGATTGCGTGTATTCTGGAAATTTTTTGTTGTATTCTTCTTCTGTAAAGAGACAGAAACATGTTCCCGGAGCGGTCCTCCCTGTTCGTCCCCGCCTCTGCTTATGCGACGCCTTCGATATGAACTTCTTTTCAAGAGATTCCATATTTTTATCAGAATAATATACCATTTTATTAACTAATCCGGTATCAATTACGTATAATAGACCGTCAATTGTAATTGAAGATTCCGCGACCTCAGTTGCAAAAACGACTTTCCTTGAAAATCGTCCATTTTGTTTATATTTTTGCGAATTTATAATCATCTCTTGTTCATCTTCTCCGTCCTTTGACTTTTTGCTTGTCGAGCTCGTTAATGTAGCGCAATATATTTTTTTACCGAGTTCTCTATTTAATCTGTCTAATCTCATACTTAACTGACCACAACCATCTGATGTATCGCTTTTACTCGGGAAAAATACTAATATATCACCGTCATCGGTCTCTTTGAGAAGAGATACTACCTTATCTACCGCAACTTCGAAATAGTTTTTATCAATAATATTTCCATTTTCGTCATATTTATTGATTGGCTTGTTCAAATAGATTGATTTTATAGCATAATTTGGTTTCTGACCTGCATCAAGCATCACAAACTTGAACTGAGATGTCGGGAAATAATTCACAAATATTTGCGTATTAATTGTGGCTGACATAATAATGAGTTTGAATGCGGGCCTTTTTAAAACAAGCTGTTTAAGGAGAAGAAGTAAGAGGTCGATATTTACGTTGCGCTCGTGGGCCTCATCAATAATAACCATATCTAGTTCCGTAAGTAGCGGGTCCTTTTGGAGAAGTTGAAGAATATATCCATCAGTTGAATAAATCAGGCGACAGTCAGTAGAATATGCTCCCTTTTCGGAATCTCGATATTTCATTCCAATATATGAACCCACTTTAACATCCATACACATCGCAGAAAAAATAGTATTTTCCTTTGTTGGAACGCGCTTAGGGTTTGTTATTGCGATTCTCCCCTGATAATTCATACAATGAAGAGCAAATTTTGGGGTTAGGACCGTTTTTCCACTACCTGTTCCGGATACGACCAAAATAACATTGTTATCATAGATAAGGTTAATTGCTTCTTCTCTTTTCGCATACATTGGATAATTAGACCATCTCTCTGCGAATTTTTGGTAGGTTGTATTCTTTTTAGAAAAATTCTTTGTTGAGTCATAATATAGATTTTGGTAGGGCTCATTTGTGAAAGGATTATTACTAACACCTTCTGGGTCCAAAATACCGATAGGTTCAAATAATTTTTCCCGCGGAACATAAATATCACGCGTATAGGGATATCTGTTCCTGTTATTCAAATTTTCCCGATTATTATTCCCAATGATGACAGTATTTTTATTACTTAAAGCATTGTTATTATTTCGAGGAGTTATAGCATTCTCTCCCATGTTTTGATAATTTGTATTATTGCTCATATTATTATATTATAAAAATATAATATATAATTAAATGAATAATCCAGAAATAGAATTGAATAATATTATTCAGAAGCAGATTGTTATACAGCACCGCACTCTCTATTTAGAAATTTACAATATTATGTCAAATGTCCATAATAATTTCGAAAATCGTATTTTCCGGAAAGAGAAATATAATATTTTAATGGAAAAAATAGACGAAGTCCTTTTAGCATATAAGGACCTAAATATTGAAAATTTTCATTCTGACAATCTCATGAAAATACATAATTTGAGAAAAAAGCTAATTGATTTACTTCCTGAATGTGGCTGTGAGAAAATAAGTAATATTTTATCACTCTATTTAGGTAATGAAATTCATACAACTCTTACTATCTCATATAAAAAGCTCGTTGATTTCTATGATAATTTTTTCATTTCTACAAATGCGAAGCTCGAAGTTGATCTTAATGAAGAACATGCAACTCTTCCATATGCGAAGAAAATCGATAGTAAAAATCAGTCGTTCATTGAGAAAATTGAAGGTGCCGATATTTATTTTCCTTTCAATGAGAAGGTCATTGTAGTAAGTGGATATTTTAAGAAGGACCCTCTTAATATGTGTCGCATTGGAGGCACTCTTGGGGATAAATTAAAACGTGTAGAAGAGCAATTAGAGTATCTTTCAGTGGATGCAAACTTTAAGCGCGGATTTCTAAATCAGATGTCCCTCCGCGATTTCATCTTGAATACAGAAATAGAAATAAATGGCCTCATTGAAAGCGCTCATAAAGATTTAGTAAAATACAGGTCAAAACCATTATCGCTTCTTGTAAAAGAGTTCATAACTGGTAATAACTATAAGCAACGCTATATTTTAACACTATTCCTTCTTAGTGATAGTGAGGACCAGTTTCTGGCTCATATTATCTACGATATGGTCTGTAATACGAGTGAACTGCTCAAACCACAACCGATGGCGGAGGAGGTCTATAAGAGCCTTCATTATTCCATCCAAAAACTATTTCGCGTCGCTTTTAAAAATGTGGAGGACAAGATATCGCAACTTCATAGTATTACAGAGAATGATATTCCATATGAAAAGCGCATCGCAATGATGAAATGTAGTGATACTATCAAAGCGAAGGCCCTCGATAAGTTCAAGGAAACGCGGGGGACAAGAGAGGGGTCCGCCAAAGCACAGCAGTATTTAGACGGCCTATTGAAGATTCCATTTGGAATATATAAGAAGGAGCCCGTTTTATTCGGTTTGGAGAATTTCACTGCAAAGTTGAATGGAATTGTTGTGAATAGTCTGAAAATACTAAATGAGTTCAATATACGTACTGAGTTCGAGAACTATATATATGCTGATGTCTTCACGACGCTAAAAGAGTTTAAGAATGACCGTATTGAGAGTTCAGTGGAGTCATTCCTTCGTAAAATGGAGCGAATGTTAAAACAGATATATTCGTATAATCAATGCGAAATGGAAGAAAGTGATGCTAAGTTGAAAGAGTATTGTGGAGGATTCATTGCTGAGATACTCAAAATGAAAAAGATTAAAGAGGAATTGGATAATGGGATAGATAGGGATGACACACTTGAAATTCAACATAGTAATCCTGATAATCATATTCTCATATCAATCGCTATTAACATGGTCAATATTTGGAAGGACTGGCTCATTTATAAGAAATCGAAGAAGAAATATTTGGAGAATGTCAGATCAACTTTGAATGAGAGTGTCTATGGTCAGGAGGAGACGAAACTCCAATTAGAGCGCCTGATTGCGCAGTGGATGAACGGGAAAATGGATGGATTTGTATTTGGGTTTCAGGGACCACCCGGAGTGGGCAAGACAACCATTGCTAAAAAAGGGATCGCAAAGTGCTTTTTGGATGAAGATGGAAACCCCCGCCCATTTGGATTTCTACCACTGGGTGGAAGTAGCAATGGTGCAACATTAGAGGGCCACAGTTATACCTATTTGGGATCAACTTGGGGGCGCATCGTTGATATATTGATGGAGACCAAATGTATGAACCCGATTATTTACATTGATGAGGTCGATAAGGTCTCGATGACGGAGCATGGGCGCGAGATTATCGGAATACTTACACATCTTACTGACTTTTCCCAAAACAATGAGTTCTATGACCGATATTTTTCGGGAATAAAGATTGATTTGAGCAAAGTGCTTTTCATCTTTTCATATAATGATTCAAATGCGCTTGACCGAATCTTGCGCGACCGCATAACAGAAATCAATGTAAAACCTCTATCACTCAATGAGAAGATACACGTGGTCCGAAACTATTCACTACCCGAGATATTGGATACAGTCGGTTATAAGAAGGATGATATTACTCTATCTGATGAAGTTGTTCGCTATATCATCCAGAATTACACGAACGAGGCCGGCGTCCGCAAATTGCGCGAGAAGCTTTTCGAAATTGTGCGCGAGATTAACTTAAAAAGGATTGTCGATGGGATAATCCAGCTCCCATTCGTTGTATCGCAGGACTACGTCAGTGAACTATTCAGTGATAAGCCGAAAGTAAGTATCCGTCAGGTTGCGAAAGAACCGCAGGTCGGTTTTGTGAATGGGCTATATGCTACAACCGCGGGAACTGGTGGTATAACTATTGTAGAATGTTTAAAGACACCAAGTGATAGAAAACTATCTCTTGAACTGACGGGTCAGCAGGGCGACGTTATGAAGGAGTCGATGATTTGCGCGAAAACACTCGCTTGGAATATCATACCGAAGTCGATTAAGAAGGAGATAAATGAGGAGTTCGAGACTTACGGGAACTTCGGATTACATCTTCATTGTCCGGAGGCGGCAACCCCTAAGGACGGCCCAAGCGCCGGAATAACAATCACGACCGCAATTATTAGTCGCCTCTGTAATATAAAAGTGCGGAATGATATCGCGATGACGGGAGAGATTGATTTACATGGGAATGTTCATCCAATTGGGGGTTTAGAGGCGAAGTTAGAGGGCGCAAAGAGGGCTGGTGTTCGGATGTGTCTTATTCCAAAAGATAATGAGGAGGACTATCAGAAGATATTGAGGCGCCGGAAGTCAATTGATGATAGTGGTCAAAGCCGATACAATGATTCACTTCCGGAAGTGATAATCGTATCTAGTATTTTAGAGGTTATAAAATATGTTTTAGTCGATAACAATTTAGATTTTAGTCAAAATTAGGATTGGAGTTTGATTTATTTTTTTTGTATATAATAGTTATGGACGGATTAGCCGCGTTTACTATTTTCCTCATTTTCTTTATTATCATCTGGTTTCTTGCGATGAACGGTTGCGTAAAAGAGAGACGTTATGGCGTTCTCGAAGTTCGGGAAAATCTCAGACCGAGAGTTGAGTTTATATATTGATGTAATTTAGTAATATATATATTTTTTTTAAATATATTACATTATGAATAATAATGTTTTACAAAGCGCAGATACATATACTATGAGTGATTTTCAGAAACAGCAGTTGGCTGAATCTTACAAGAAATTATACTCGAAAACAATATACGAGAACGAAAAATCAGATCGTGATAAATACAATAAAAGAGTATATAATTTATCATTGAAAACGCTTTTCGAAAACTTTTTTACGACATGGACACACATCGTCAATGAGATGACGGATTTAGTTTATGATGATAATAATAACAAGAATTTTAATAATTATATAATTATATTAACGAAGAATGAGCGCAT